CCGGAGGGAAGAAAGACCTACGGTTAGGCGGCGGGGAGGGTCAGCACCCCATTCCGGCTCATACCCGGAACCGAGACAGGGCAGCACTGTCCCCCGCAACCACACTCCAGAAGGGAGAAAAGGCTATGGAAGTTTCTGGCTTGATGAGTGGCGGCGCGCCGCTCGTTCGCAGGTATCAGGTCGGCGCCAGCATCACGCGGTTGGGTCAGGCCCATCGGGTCAGCACCGGGAATAACGCCGGCATCCGGTTGGTCACTACCACGGTCGCGCTTGATTTCGTCGGCGTCAACTTGGACACGGCCACCTACACCACGACTCAGGGCTCCGGCGCCGACTCGGCCGAGCGCCTGATCAGCATCGTCATCAACCCGGACGCGATCCTCCGCATGAAGATGTCGGGTGGCGCGACCGAGGGCACGGCCCTAGAGCAGCACACCGTCTCCACGGCGTCCAGCGGCGGCACGGCCATCACCACAGGCACCGAGTGGTCCTCGACGACCTTCGATGAGGGTTCCACCTGGGGGTATTCGGGTGCCAACGTCGGGCAGCTACGCAAAGTCACTTCGGTCAGCTCGACTGCCGGCACGGTCACGGTCCCGTTCGATTACGGAACGGTGGTCGGCGACGTGTTCCTGCGGTCGCCGTATTGGCCGCTTTCCTCGACCACGATCCAGCTTTCCACCAACGTCCAGGAGGCCGACGCGACGATCGCCGTCGGCACCGGCGCTCAGTTCCGAGTGATTGGCCTGGAGGCCAACGACATCGGCAACGCAGGGACGACCAACAGCTTCGTCGTGGCGGTCCCCAACGCGCACTTCCTGATGCGCGGCCCGTCCGACACATAAGCCAATCACCCATAGGGAGAAGCCAGAATGGCAAATCCGCATGTTTCCACCTCGTTCGGCGACTTGCTCGATCCGAGGTTCCAGAAAATCTTCTACGAGAGCTACAAGCAACTCGACTCGCTGATCCCCAGCCTCTACACGATGGCTGGGACCAACGGGCGCGAGGACATGCGGTTCTCGCAGGTCGGCACGCTGCCGGATTGGACGGCGTTCAGCGGCACGGTCAACTACCAGTCCAGCACGCAGGGATACGATACGACCCTGACCCCGCTGGAGTTCGCTTCCGGCGTACAGGTCGAGCGCAAGCTGTTCGACGACGACCAGTACAACATCATGGACCAGCGGCCAAGGGCGCTTGGCACGTCGGCCAGCCGCACTCGGGAGACGCACGCGGCCCGCGTGTTCACCAACGCGTTCTCGGTTGACACCCTCTTCTACGTCAACTCCGAGGGCGTGGCGCTGTGCTCCGACAGCCACACGACCACCTCGGGAGCCTCCGTCGCCAGCGGGTTCGACAACCTGGTGACGACCGCGCTCTCGGCCACGGCCGTGGCTTCGGCTCGTATTCAGATGCGCGGGTTCCGCGGCGACCAGGCCGAGCGCATCGACGTGGTTCCGAACGAACTGTGGATTCCGCCCGACCTCTACGAGACGGCGTTCGAGATCGTCTCCTCGATGGGCAAGGTGGACACCGCGCAGAACAATCGCAACGTGCATCAGGGCGCGTATACGGTCTACGAGTGGAACTACATGACCGACGCGAATAATTGGTTCATGTGCGACGGCACCATGCGAAAGAGCATGTTGCACTGGTCCGACCGCATTCCGATCGAGTTCGCGTTCGCCGAGGACCTGGACACCATCATCGCCAAGTGGCGCGGGTACATGCGCTACGGTATCGCGCACAGCGACTGGCGCTGGATTCTCGGAGCAAGCGTCGCCTAGGGCAACACCGCGCATGAAGAAGGGTGACGGCATATGAGCAACCCCTATCACGGCGAGGGCTCGCAGCAGAATAAGGCCGGTGGTAAGGGGCATTCGACCCCGGCCGGCCACGCGGCGAACCCCAAGCTCAACATGAAGACGGCCGGGTGGGGCAGCCTGCCCGGCAAGGCGAGCGGTGGATGGGCTCCGAAGTCCATCGGCCACCGCGTGCAGACCTACGCAAAATCCAAGGGAGTTTGATCGTGG